GACCCCGCAGGTGAGGACCGTGCGGGGCCGGACCGGACGGGGCGGGTGCGTTAGGCGGCAGACCAATTATCAAGCGTAACCTCTCCCATTTCAGAAGTCATAAGCACATAATTTGGAAGTACTACAAATTGAGGATTATTAGGAGAAAAGCTTTGGCTTATATTGTTTGTTACTATGCCAAACCAGGTGCCGTTATTATATTTCCAAATTCCTCCATTAAATACAGTAGCAACCGTTACATTATCTGTTGGCGTAGTATTTGAGGTTACCTGATAACATGTTGTAAAACTACCAGGAATAGAATAAGCTTTATTAGTAGAATAAGTAAATGGCAGTTTTACTAACGGGAAAAAGTTTAATGATTTACCGTCAAAATTTGGCACATATGTCGTTAGATTAGTTTTTTGAGGGTCTAATTTTACACCGATTGTTATTGACATAAGTTTTAATTTATCATTATAAGCGAAAGTTGACGTATAAGGAAAATAATATGATGTTAATCCGTGCAACTGCGGAATAAGCTCTGTGGATGTGATATCTAAAGCTTTTGTATACCAAGTACCAATCCCGGACTGTGCTATAGCTTGATCAGCTTTAGCTTCTGCACTGTTAGCAACCTGCACAGCATTATTTGCATTTGTAATAGCAGTACTTGCTGTACCTGCCGCCGCGCTTGCGGTCTGTTCTGCCTGTGCCGCTTTTTCCGTTGCCGTTGTAGCCGCATTGGTAGCGGCCGTTGCCGCATTAGTCGCATCTGTCGCGGCCTGTGTTGCCGCGTCCGCAGCATCTTTTGCCGTACTTGCCAAACCGCTTGCAGAATCAGCCGTATTTTTTGCGCCTGTAGCGGTCACATTAACATCAGAAATTGCAGTATCGATTGCACTAAAAGCGCCGTTAACATCTACCAACCAAGTAGGCTGATCCGTGCCGATCCACTGCGGTAAATCATAATTAGGTGTCTTATTTGTAAATCCCATACTTTTACCTCCTATGCGGCCAACATTGTTTTGCCGCTAAAGTCATAGTTGTGAGCCGTAAGTGCTTTGCCGTCATAATCTGTTGCAGTTAAAGCAAGCGCGTCGTACTCTGTTGCATTAATTGGTGCATCCTTGTGGTACTGGAAAAGCTGTAGTATTACATCCTTGATCAACATGTACTCGCCAGTTTCGGGGCTGAACATGTAAAAATTAGGATCGATCCATAGATACTTTTTAGCAAATAAGTCATAGGTCAGCGCAGTAAACTTTTTATTATCATACTGCTGTGCTGTTAGATGGAGTGAATCATACTCCCATGCCGTTAAAGCGTAATACTTTAGGTACTGTACGATGCTGTCCAAGGCCGTTTGTAACTTAACCTTTTCGCCTGTTATCGGGTCGATCACGATAGGCTGTGTGATTTCTGGTATCATGTCTATTAACTTTTGTATTTCGTTATCAACATAATCGCGCAGAGTTTTATCAAGTGTAACGATTGATTCCTGTAACTGATAAATCTGTTTATTGATGTAGACTGTCAGCTCATTGATTTTGCTGGTGACCCATGCCTGACTGTTAGCAATAGAGTTGTCAACATAAACCCGCATTGCATCGACCGCATCCGTCATGTCCTTAATCTGCTGATCTACATAAGCCTTTTGATCTAAAAGCTCTTGCGTGACTTTTGCGTCAAGTTTCGCAATCTCCTGATCCACATAGCCCTGATAGTCAGCTTCAAAATCATTAACGAAATCAATAACCTCATTGAGTTTTGCACTTACTTTACACAAAACCTCATAATAGCTTAATGACTCATCATAGACTACCGGTAATATAGGATAACATCTGTACATGATATTAGTAATATTTCCTGCCACGTTTGCACCTCCTCTCTTAATAAACTAGCATAAATAGATCCTTTAGTTCCGCGATAATTTGTAAGTCTATATTTAAAAATGTCTCACGAAACTCTTTGAGTAACTGCGCGCCTGATCTCGCGCCTGTCATGCCTGCTACGTGCTCTGCATAATCGTTAAGGCTATTAAAACCGCTATTAGTTATATTTTGTGAAGTGCCTTTTGTGTCCTGCGTGCCTTTACCGGTATCGCTAGAGTTTGTAGTGTCAATTGTAGCTGTTGTCAGATACATTAAGTTTTCTACATCCATAAGGCCATTTTGTGGAGTCTCCTGGAATGCATTAATATTTTTACCTGTTACGGTATTGTTGTTATCTGTTGTAACTACATTATCAACCGTTGTGTTAGCGTCTGTGCTGTTGGTACCCTGATCTGTGCGTGTGCCTGTTGTGGTTAAGTCTTTGTCATAAAGGGGATTAAACGTTAATAGTTGACTCTCATACAATTGATTATAATAAGGCATGATCTCGTTCATTTTTGTATCAAGCCTTAATTTCCAAAGTCCGTAAGTTTCGGAACCTATCTCGCGGGTATAATAATGTTTTAATATTTTGGTTTCCAGCACTGACTTGTAGCTTTGGTCAAATATCGGATAATCAAAATTAAATATTATTGGACGCGCTTGTGAGATAACGTCACTTACACTTGCATAATCAACTGACTCTTTAAGTCCTATCAATGTTTCGCACAGATATCTCAATTCGGTGGTGTATTTGCTCATTCCTCCACCTCCTCTTCCGGTTCTGGTGGGGCGTCATAGTTAGCAAGGTCGCCCTGCTGTACCGTGCGGAATCTGACGTCAAGGTTAAGACCAAACATAGCGTTAATTTCGCGGCACGCTTGCCTACGCGAGTTTAGCATAACGAATCGGCTAGCTTCAACCTGACCGTCTACGCTTTCTGCTTCACTTACAATTAACCTTTCCTTTTTATCTGTGTTTGCGTTTCGGATACCCAAAAACGATAGCGCTTCATTCCAGATCATGTGCTTTTGTGCTTCAAGCTTATCGGCGATATAATCCACATGAGTATCCAAAACGTTAATTGATTCCGGGTCAAAATCCTTGCTGGCTATAATTGCCTGTGCGTTACCGTTATACTGGCTGTATATGTTTTCCAACGACAACCTATTTTCCTCTGATGTCCGTATGAGTATTGGAGTTTTTTGTCCATTAAGATTAGTATCAATTGCGCGCTGTACAATATATAATCTGTAAGCATATTGATCAATTGTCAGTACCGTTGGAGTGTGTAAATAATTGTTAAAGATCAGGACACTATCCAGCATGTTGCAGTCTTGCTGAAAACCATTGACGGCATAGGCGCGCCTGTATGTTGGTATTTGATAGACGTTTAATTCACCACCTATTGTTGACATGGTTGCCATTGGTGCACCGTTATCAGCGTTTTCAAAAAAGATTGCAAACCCCTTATCAAAAAGGGTGAGTTCTAAAAATCGTTCGTCACATGTTGGTGGCAGATTAATCCACTCGAACATGTTTAACGCGTAATTTTTTAGCCGGCAGTAATAATCCTGGAAGGTAACATTGTTGCGTACCATATCCCAGTCAATTTCTAAATTGCAGCCTCTACGTTTTGCCATCAGCTCACCTCCTTCAATAAGTAACCTGTGCGAAACATACCACATACATATCTGTTATGTCGATTGTATGCTCAAAAATTCCGTCCGGTCCGCCACTGGTAGGGTTTGTCGTGTTACCGCTGATATAAGATATTGACGATCCATTGACTTTTGATACCACGCCCACGTGTGTAAGATCAGCAGTTGTGTGACGGTTGCTAAAAAATATCACGTCTCCTCGTTTTGGATATCGGAGAGTGCCACCATACTGCGGGGTATACCACTTTACAGTTGACATGCGATTCCACAGCGTGTCAACATTCGCGTTTTTGGGTACCTGTGATGATACTCCAACTTTAGATGCGTAATATGTCAGGCAGGTTGTGCACCATGCGCTTTTAACGTAGCTACCATAGTACCATATCTGTATTGCGCCTACTGTTGCATCCCATTCTACCGCACCGATTCCGCTTGCCATCGCATCGGCTATTGTGTTGTATACTGGTTCGCCGCCGCTGAATACTGCTTCAACCACACTATCGCTGTTATTTAAGATGCACCACGTTTCCGGACTTGTTGTATCCTGGATAGTTGCTGATCCGCTGTTTACTTGCCAGTGGTTAAACGTTTGTCCCTCGATCGTCATTGCCTCAATCTGAATCTGCTCGTCGCCGCGGTATGTCCCGGAACCGTACCCATTAATTACGTTTAATCCATAATTTGCTTCAGGGCTTGTTGTGTATGTTGCTGTTATAACTGCATCTGTGCTACCCATGGTATAGTAAGTTCCCACCGCGGACGGTTGTGCAATTGTGCCATCGCCACTGTTTAAAACCCATTGGCTAAATACCTGATTAGTAGGTGCCGGATCAGCTGTGATACTTACACGGTCTCCGTTATAATAGCTTCCACTTCCTGTCCCGCGATTAACTGTAACTGTGTGTGGATTATCTAACGGTTTCTCGCCATTTGGTAAATTGTAGTTACCAATATCATCCGTGTGCCAGATCGTGCATCCATTGTCAAACATCTGCATGATCGTATGGATACTGTCACCTGGGATACACCCGGTTATAATTACGCCATTGGTCTTAATAAAATTCCAGTTTGGGCGCGTTCTGAAATTGATATCTTTTGCACGGTTTACTTTGTAACCGTACATTGTAAAATAGGTATCAATCGCACGCGCGTAGTCATAAGTGATGGATCTGTTTTCGACCATAAATCCGTAACGATTAGCTACAAATAACGGTGTTCCACTCATGCCGCCTTTAGCTGATGGCGGTACCAGGGAGAATACTTCACGTTCCTCCTGTAGATTTCGGGTGATCATATTCATATCGTAATTCATATTGATCACGCCTTTTGTCGCATCCGTAGCGGCGCCTATTACTTGACCTATTCCTGATGTAATATTGGCGGCATTTAATAAGTTTGTAGCTAACGCTTCTGTTCTGTTTATACCCTGATTTACCAGTTTATTGGTTGCCTGGATTCCCACGTTTTCGGTATCATATCTATATCGGATCTGTTGCACGGCGTTCCAGTTTAGATAATTATCCTTGACCCACTGACATTGCTGGTAAGGCTCTAACTGTACACCCTCTCCGACATTGTTTTGTACACCCTTGTAATTGTTGGGATACAACACTACCGTTCCGGACGGGCCGCGATTAGCCCGCATGGTAAGTTGGTTTGATGTTAAAAACTCGTATCTTAACTGTGCAGATCCCCCTGTTGTAGCTGTGACTACGCAGGCACGATACGGATATTGCAGTAACTTTTGATTTCGAGGCGAATAACCATTTAAGGAATTTGTAGTAGGGATTGCGTACTCTTTTTTAAGGTCTCCGCTCCACTGTATCACCTCACCGTTATGCTGGTCATAAGTGCACTCCTTTGGTAACATATACATACCTGTGATTGCATCACTTTTACCAGCTTCAGCTAGCGCATATATGATTGACTGCAAGCTAGCTACGTTATCAAAAGTATATATTGCTGTACCTGTATAAATACCATCTGTAATTCTCCCGGATACAGGGGTAAAATTGTTACTGTCAAAACTTACTGTTGTGCTTACTGCTATCCAGCAATCTGATAAGTTTATCATGCTGTATTGGTTAGTTACATAATCGCCAGTTGCAAGACCCTCATCAATCAAACTTGCTCCAAAGGTATCATTAGCGATATGCTCCCTCTCCACAAAAGATGTCTTAAACTTTATATCAAATTGCCAAGTTTGCCACTCATCAAGCTCTAAAATAAGAATACTTGAGGTGGTATTTTTATATTGTACATCTTTTACAAACGCATAAAACCATTTGTCAGTAAAATTATTGTTGCGGAACATTACATAGCAAATGTTATACAACTGATCAGCAACGTATGGGACGATAATGCTACTGTTTTTACGTTGATACGTGTAGTGGTTATCGCCCTGCTCCGGCACCGTCACTGATATTTTACTTAAAAAATACTGCGTCTGTGCATCCTTACTCTCAAAGTCCATTTGGTTATTATAATCTTTGAGAGGTACGTTACTCAACAGATGTACAACGGTCTGCGGCTCAAATAACATTAAGATCCGGCACTAACTGTAATTGTAGCCGAGCCGGATTTACTACCATCAACTACGCTTGTAGCAGTTACAGTTAAAGTTGTGTTAGGTTCGTTAGCCGGAATTGTTACTAGGCCGCTTGCGGAAACAGTAGATGCAACTGCGGTAGCTCCTGAAATTGTCCACCTAACCTCATCGTTGATATTTCCTACTTTAGTAACAGTAGCAGTTAACTGCTGTGTACCCGGTTTAGTAACAGTTGCCGTTGCGGGAGTAACCTCTACAGACGTGATGGAGGGGGTAACTACCTCTGCTGTTGTAAACTGTATTGCATTTGCAAACTGTGACGTAGACAGAATTTCCCAATGGTGGAAGAAGTAGTTCCAGTACAATCCCTGTGCATTGTACTGCTCGGTAAACGTGAAGAATGTGTCGTAAACCATGAACCAAGAACGATCCACCATCAATGCAACCGTGTCGGTCAGTCCTCCAAAGTCGTCAACGATCACGACCTGCCCGATAAAATCAGTATACTCGATGTTAAAAGCTCTTGCTAAAGCTTCAACGTCGATCAGAGCTTCTGTTTCCGGTGTCATAAAAATTACAAGATCCTCGACACGACTGAAATTGTAAACTCCCTGTGCATTGTAAGCATTAGACATAAAACCTAACTTTGTGGCTGTAGCTCTAAGTGTCGTCAAAAATGCCTTAGCTGTAGTTTCGTCAGTTACAGCTTTTACATTAATCTGATAAAACTTATCCGCATAGTCATTCATTAAGTTTTTCATCAACAGAAATTCGTCCAGATTGTCGCCGCTGTAAAGTGAGTCAACGATCTTTGCTATCAGATCCTCGATTCCACGGTACGTTAAAAATGCAGTCCTTAACTGATCATTGCTGATTGTTGCCTTGTAAAAGTCCTGACGATTTAAGCGGTGGAAGATTGCTTTAACGTTAGGGATCACACGTTTAAATACTTCATCCTCTGCAATCGCTGGATCATAGTGCTGTGCCTTTGCGATATCTACAAAAACTTCCTCAATATCTTTTCCAAATTCGAGTTTTCCCTTTTTAAACCGGCGCAGGGGGTTTTCATACAGTTTGTTCTGGATCAGTACCATACCGATGCGGTTAATCAAGGCATCTAAAAACTCATTTCTGGTGACTTCATAATTTATAATCGCGTCACCTACTGCCGTAATGTTATCTCTTGTAGCTTCTGGGATACGTTCCTGATATGTAGGCGTACCCTCGGCTCTAATTGTATTTAAGAGCACTACAGTATCCACGCCTTTAGCCAAACCTTTAACAGCCATATTTAATACTCCTCTCTTTTTTCAAAAAGCTGGTCAAATGTTAATGTTTCTCCGTCTTCTTTAATATCTTCATCCTGTGTTTCCATTGCGCGTGTAGACGCGGCCCTGTAAAACAGCTCAAGATTTTTCTGGCGCAGATCCTCATAGCGGTCATATAGACGGTCATAGCTGTCCTCATACCGTCTCATGCGTTCATCATACCCTCTGTAAGATTCACGTAGAGCATCGAGTTTCTCTGTCAGCACAGTTGTATCACCGTTCGCTTCAAGCACGTCTGTTAAAACCTTTTCGTACTCCTCCGGTGACATCCGCTTTCTTTCCTCACCGTCTTCATCGGTAGCGTAAGGTTCTAACTTTAAACCCCGCTCTTTTCTGTAGGCGGCACGTTCCTCACGGTCACGTTTGACACGTGGGCTTTCCCATTCTCTTGCCATGGTCTTTTCTCCTTCCATTAAAATAGTAGGGGTCGATTGCCCCTACTATTATTTTATCACATTTTCAGTTATTTGTAAAACGATTTTATGTATAAATTGTCTATCCTTTTATAGTAAAATCTACCTCTTTTAGTACAACTCCGCCATTGACATGGCTAAATGTAAGCTTGCCATTGTATGCTTTGCCTATTTTAAAGTTTTCCCATGTAACCTGCGGATAGCATCTTTCTGGTAAACCTGCGCATGTTATTTTATCTCGCATGATTAGCCTGTCAATTTTTATAAACTTATGATCTGTACTTTTTAAAATTGCAAATGGTGATCTTTTTAAAGTGCGTTTAGTTTTGTTACCGTCAATATACTTGTATTGGCCATACCCTAGTATAAGTTCCCTCTCCAAATACGTTTTAGCTCTAACGTACCTACCAAGCACAAAAGAGCTCTCATGTTTCCAGGCACCCAATTTGGTAGAGTCTACCTCTATCCCATCCGGCACGTCAAGCCCATCTAAGTGTAAACTATCCGTGTCAGCATAAATAAATCGATCATAACATGCCTGTGCTGACCGTATCGTTTTATCACGCGCCCATGCAGTTATAAAGGTACCGACCGGTATGTAAATGGGATTGCGGTATTCTTGCTCGCCTAGTTCGTACACTATTTTACCGTTGTCAAATTTTGGGTGTTTGGATCTTACTTTAGGGTTTAAAGCAAACTTACCATATAAAGCGTTTAGCATAAGCTTTGCTAGTGTACGCATACCTTTGTTACCGTTTTTAGTAGATTCGATTTTAACCTGCATCCATTTGTCAATATATGCTCTAAACATTGTATTACTACTTTTAAATTTCCAGCCGTCAATGTACTCCACGTTATAAACGTTATAATGTTCAAAAAATAGTTTTAGGTCTACACTTGTCAGACACATATCGATCCATTCATTATTGGATGATTCTATATATTCTGTTGGTACAAAAGCCAGATTATTTTTAAGCTGTATAGTTGGCAACATTCCTGGTTTTAAATCAAACTGACAGATAAAGTGCTGAACATACAGGTTGTAATGATCATCTTGTTTATACTCCCCTGTAAAATATACCCCCTCTCCATATGGCAAGTCACAATAGTACATTGCCCATGGGTACAGACTGTTAACGTCCAGCACGATCCCTTTTCCAACGGGTCTGTTTTTGTACTTTTTATTAAGGTAAACATAACCGCCTTTATAACTGTGCCTGATATCACTGTCATATTCGGGCACCGGGAACCACTTGTCAAAATATTTACCTACAATTGACTTATAATCTGCTAATGCGTTACTGCCCTGGGTCATTTGTACCATATTTTGATCAAACATGATTTTAAGTGCGCGGGACATTATCTCTACATCATGTTTTAAGTATTCGATCTCATACGGTAATAATTGATAGCCAACCGGGCGTTTCTTATCATAATCTAATTCCAGTTTGGATAGAGGTAGCCCAAAAGACTTAGCGACCTGCGCCACACTAAACGGTAAAATTTTGAGTGAGTCAAATATTTTTATTCTTTTACGTTGCGATTTAGATATACAGATTTCAATACTATAAAATTGTCCCTTGTCAGATATAAGCGAACAAAATGTGTTATTTTCTAATTCTTTTCGTGACTTAACATACTTAAACCCGTTACTAAACAACCATACAAAAATAAACTCTCCATCAAATTTAAGGTTGTGAAAGTAAAGAGTTGTCTTGGGATCATTGTTAAGTATCCAACTAAACATTCCGTCAATATCTGTGCCGTGAATGTAATTATCTGGATTGCCTATCTCACATAAACCCCATGCCCAAACCCTGCAATCGTTTGGGTCAGTTGTAGTCTCAAAGTCAGCCGAAAATAACATTATCTACCTCACTCGCTTAAATAGTCTTGTAAAATACTGATAATTACTTCCGCTTTTTGTTGTATATATTCAGCACCATAAACAAAATCAATAGTTAAATCCTGATTCTCATAGTACATATCAGTAAATTCATCTGGTGTAAATTTCATAACCAGATCGTTTATAATGGGTGCGTATTGTCCCATTTGATCGTCAACCGCTTTCATATAATTCTGCATGTAAAGTTGCTTATGTTCTCCTATAAAATCAGTATCAAAAAGACGATCTACACCTTGTATAAACTTATTAAATTCCTCGGGACTCCTAGCATTTAACAGTTTATTTTGCTTAGGTTTTAATTCTTCCAGACGATTCCCGTACATTTCTCCTCGTTTAAAACCAGTCTTTAATCCAGATACTACAACATCCGCTTGTTCCGCTTTCTTTCTTTCGTTAGTTCTTCTTCTGTTAATAGCCGCAATCTTTATAGATGTTTCACGTGATACATATTTAATCGTTTTAATGCCATTCTTTCCAGTAACGATTTCTCCTGCACCGGTCTTAAACAGACGGTCAAGGCTGTTAAGTTCTTTTGTGATATCAGATGAATTTTTTACTTTTGATTTTATTTCTTTGATTGACGTTGTTGATGGCAAAATTACGTCTTTATACTTAGGGGATTTTTGCATACTTTTAATTTTACGATTGTATTTTGCTACAGCATTTTTGATCTGCTTGTTTTGTTTTTGATTGTATTTCACATTACATTCCCCCCTAACGTATCTCTCATTAACTGGCCGCTATCAATGTAATTGTATACAAGCACAAAGATTGTAACCGCTACTGCAATACCCACAAGTATGATTAACAAATATAACAAAAACAACCATTTACATCCCTTCATTTTACCCTCCTATTAAAATGGGACGCCCGTTTCAGGCGCCCCAATTGTTTCACGTGAAACACTTATTTGCCAAACCCTACAGCCGATACTGTCAGGATGTTCTTTTCAGCAGACTTTCTAATCTGCTGTACTTTAAACTTGATACCCTTTTCCCATGTCGGTGCACCAAATGCCTGAATGGCCTTTTTGATGGAGCCATAAATACCAGTTGATACACACTGATAGGACTTATCCTTACCAATCAGGATCACGCGCGGTTGCCAGGTAAGCTCACCTGTCATTTTGTTCTCACACTGCACGGCTTCAATATATACGTCGTGTATTAAGATCTCCTCGTTGATGTGATCACTCACCCGGTCAGTAGGGCTATTCATTGCATTAAACAGTTTAAGCTTTTCATCTTCCGTTTTGGGGACAAAGCTACAGTAGCTTACCTGACGGGACGTTAAATTGGCAACAATCTTTTCATCCTCGTCCAGGGTGTAGGATGTAGATACCTGTGCGGCTTCTCTAACTGACGGTGCTGTTGTGTCGATTTCTCCTGTAAAGGGATTAAAGTTTTCCATATAATTACCTCTTTCCTGCGTCTTCATAGATCGCATCATTTAATATTTTTATGATATAACCTTTCTCTTGCTTACGCTTTGCGTATTCAACGACTTCATGATAGTTCCAGCTCTGTTTAAATAACAGATTCTTTGTTTTTGGGTGCTCTAACACACAGTAAAATTTTGACTGCATAGGCACCTTCAATCCAGGTCGGCGGCCTGACCGGAAAAGTGATCTTCAACGTTCACGTCCTTATCGCTAAAGTATTCCGCAAGCCCTTTATCACCAATAGGTCCAGATACTAATTCTGCATGTTTTAAAAAGTCTTCAACAGGCATTCTGTAAAGTAACGATATGTATTCCTTTTCCTTTACTCTTAACATTGCGTTACGCTTAAGTCCTAGCGCGCTTTTTGCCTTACGTATCAGCTGATCATCTGACAGCTCTCCATCTGTTTCCACTGGATAAGTATTTACAACAGTGATCTTTTCTGATGATAAATCAATGTTAACTTCCTCTACCGTTGCCAACGTCACAATAAACATTCTGGTTACATATTTGCTCATTTTAATCCTCCATTAATATGATTATTTTATTGTCTTTACTTGTCTGCATGATAACCTTACCTGTCTTGCTTAGATTGTTTATCATGTTACGTGCCTGTTTGTGATCGACCGTGCATTCCCTTAATGTAGTCGGTGATCTGATAACTATCTTGTACTTCATCCTTAAAGTTCCTTTTCTATCATTTGTATTACATGCGTCATCATATCTTTGCATCTATCAATTGCGATAGACGTTGATACAAAACCATCCTGCAACATGCCGTATGAAAATTTATGCATTGCGCTTTCGTAATTCTTAGCAATCTCACAAGTAATAGCTAAGTTACGTCTTAAATCCTGCAATTCGTATTTTGCTTCTTCCGGCACATCCCCTACAGTATTAAAGATGTTAAATTCCCTTCCTTCTTTAAGTGCTGATTTCTCCTCTCTCTGCATTCTATCTTCAATCGCTTGCATGATCTTTTCGATCTCTTTCTGCGTCATAGTATATTCTCCCTCCAATATTTTTCATATCTTGATTCAAATTCTTCTTTTGTTAAAGCACCCTTAGTATATACAGTTTCGATGCAGTCCCTTACCATTTCGTAAAATGGTATAATGTCAGGGTCATCTTCAGCAAGTAACGCCCACAACATACTACAAAATCCTGATAATATTGGTTCGTCCATTTCGTTTTCCTTTCTGTATCGTTTTTCTTTTATTATATCATCCGATTATGGACAAATTATGAACATTCTTGAAACGAATTGTAAACATTTTTAATCTATGATATAATTAATAATAGGAGGTAAGGCCAACGCAACATTGCAATCTGGACGTCAACGGGTAAAACCGGCCGGAATGCAATTGGTGTGACAGCTAATGTTGCGCCCTTACCGTCCATTTGAGGTGACTCTATGTGGTATAATGTACGTAAAACTTTATCTTACAACTGCTTGTTTAATTTTGTAATAGGTAACAGGGGTTGCGGTAAAACTTATAGTTGCAAAAAATGGGCGGTAGATGATTATCTTAAAAACGGCAATGAGTTTATCTACCTACGCAGATATGACAGCGAGCTTGATTTAGTTAAAAAAAGCTTGTTTAATGACCTGTGCTTAAATGATCAGCGGGAGCTGGAAATTGAATATGCGCAGGGAAACGAGTATAGACTCAACGAACAAACATTCGGCTATTGCATGCCGTTATCTATATCACAGGATTTTAAATCATCATCATACCCAAAAGTTAACAAAATCATATTTGACGAGTTTATAATTGATAAAGGATACAAGCATTACATCAAAAATGAGGTAGAGCTTTTTCTTGATTTTTACGAGACAGTTGCCCGTATGAGGGATGTAACTGTTATCTTTTTGTCAAATGCGATCAGTTTTTACAATCCTTATACGGTCTATTTTGATCTCAAGTTACCTTTTAACAAAAACATTGTAACTAAAAATGATATACTGTTACAGCTTGTTAGCGATGAGGATTATATCAACACTAAAAATCAAACACGGTTCGCAAAGTTAACTGCCGGCACTAAATACGCAGATTATGCAATCAACAACAATTTCCTCCGTGATGATGATAGTTTTATTGCTAAAAAGACAGGTCGTTGTGATTGCTCTTTTATATTTACTTATCAAACAGGGACATATGGCGTCTGGTTTAATTATGATGCTGGTCTTATATATGTATCTCAAGATTATGATCCTAGTTGCAGATTAAAGTATGCGTTTACGTTGGATGATCATGGGTCAAATACCACACTTATAAAAACTACACGCAACGGTTACTTACGCACTTTCATCCGCAACTATCAATTAGGTAACGTAAGGTTTGAAAATCAAAGAATCAAAAACGTTACCTATGATATAATACGATCATTAATAATGTAAAAGAGGGGGTGAGACGATGGATGTGAACGCCGTTATACAGATTATATCAACGGTGGGTTTCCCAATTGTGGCTTGCGCGGCCATGGGATGGTATGTCAAATATAATAATGACAAATTCCAGACGATTTTAATAGACACAAACAGCAAGCATAAACAGGAGATGGACAACATTGTAACGGCAATCAACAATAACACATTGGTAATGCAAAAATTAATCGACAAGATGGAGGCCTAAAATGCAAATTACGTTAGATACCAATAATATGTCTATCATTATTGACGGCAAAGCTTATGCAATTACAGATAAGTCTAGTAATGATCCTGCACCTGCACCTACTAAAAAGACAATGGCAGATTTTTTTGAAGCCAATGAAGGCGCAAAGGAATGGGACGCTACCGTCGCAAAGATTCAGACATGGTATTATGGCTATGTAAGCAAAACAGCCTGGTGCGCAACATCACTGTCTTATTACGCCAATATGGCTGGGGTCGCTGATCAGACGGGAAAGTACAATAATGTTGATAGGGTGAAGGATTTTATGAATTCACGTGGGATGCTGGATTGTACTAAAAATT